ATGGACGAGATTAACAAAATCAACCGGGCGACAATAGTTTGCAATCACGCCGAATATAAAGGCGAGTGTACTCACAGATTGCATCTGTGGGGCGATGAAAAGATGAAAGTTTATCCCCGGGTAAAGCTGTTTAACCGATTTTTCGGAGAGTTCAATCCCCGGCTGGTGGATTTTATTGAAATTGCGACTTTCCTCTATGTCGCGGATCAGATGGTCGTTCGTTGTCAAGGGCGAGTCGATCCGCATGGAACCCTATGGCGCCGCGACATGAATATGATTATCGCAGTGCAGGATTTCGATTTCTGGAATGCTCCGCAAGTTGCCGGACTATTGGAACGGCTGCTTCGCTTTTTGTCAGATGACCGATTCCGTATTCAGTTTTCTCCGCTACGTGAAACCCATCCGGATCAAGGGTATTTCGATTTTAAGGATAAAATGGGAACGACTGAACCTCCAGAACAGGTTATTTTATTCTCGGGAGGACTTGATTCCTTAGGAGGTGCGATTCAGGAAATGATTTGCGACGGAAGGAGAACCGTACTGGTTCGACATAAATCATCAACAAAGCATAAGGCTCGTTACTTGCATTTGGAGCAGGAACTACAAAAGAGAAGTGGCAATAAAGGAACCTTTTTTACAATAAACACCGGCAAGGATGGAAAATTAACGGAAGAATATACGCAACGCTGCCGTTCCTTTTTATATTTTGCGCTGGGGGCAACCATTGCGCATCTGCTGGGACTCGACAGCCTCAGGTTTTACGAAAACGGTCCCATCAGCTTAAATTTACCCATGAGTCCACAGGTCGTCGGTGGACGGGCCACCAGAACCACTCATCCGAGAACGCTTTTCTATTTTCAAGAACTGATACGGTTGATTACGGGAAAGCCGAATTTCTCAATCAGCAATCCTTTCATAAATCTGACCAAATCCGATATTGTGAGAATGATTACTGACAATGGTTGTGGCGATCTGATCCCTTACTCCATGAGTTGCGCCCATTCATGGCAACAGGAGACTAACCTGCATACACATTGCGGAATTTGCTCGCAATGCATCGACCGCCGGGTCGCAATCATTGCGGCGGATAAGCCCCAATATGATCAGATTGAAGATTATGCTGTTGACTTTTTTACTGAGGCGGTGGACAAAAAGGTGGATGATTTCGATTCGCCCAACAAAAACTTGCTGACCTCATTCTTTTTACGCGGCAGGCAAATAGGTAATCCCAACTATGGCTACGATGATTTCGAAATGGATTTCCCTATGCTCAGCGACGCGGTTATGTATATGGGGAAGGATCCGGATGTTGCCGCTGGCAATATATTTAAACTTTACAAACGACTGGCGCAAGATATTTTAAAAGTCGAGAAATATACTCTCTCATCGCCTGAATATATAGCCAGAGCATGCGACTTGGAAAACCCGCTGTCCCCGGATTCATTGTATGGAATCCTATCGCGCGGCGTTAGACCGGTCATGGAGCAGGAGAAAAAAGTTCTCCCAGTGGAAATGCCAGAATACATATTTCGGCTCAAGGGTGAAAGTTGGGAGCTGCGATACAAGGGCGGGAAAATTAATATATTGCAGAATTATGCCGGTTGCAGTTATATCGTACGCCTGTTGGCACAGCCCAACACGCCTTTAACATTGGAAGAAATTGATCCGAGCAATATCCCTTCGGCGGAAATATGTGTCGATGCCGATGAGTTGGCGGAAGGTTTTAGTTCAGGGAACAGCTACGAACCCGCCACAGATAAGAAAGCGCTACAAGAATATAATAATCGCCTAAAGAAACTAAGGGCAGATTTGGAACATGCAAGAGCAGAAAATAATTCAGTCGCTGAACTAGCCTGCAAAGAGGAAATGGATCAAATCAAAGCACACTTGTCGAAGGTTTTGAAAGTTGGCGGGAAAGCTCGCAATTTAAATACTGCTAACAAAAAGAAAACGGATCAGATAAGACGGAATATCAAAACCGTTTGTACTAAAATTGCGGTGTTTGATCCTGAACTGTCCGAGCATCTGCATGAGCAAATATCTATTGGAGAGAAAACTGTAACCTATAAATTACCGAAGACTGTTCCTTGGGCGACAAAATAAAAAATTGATTTTTTTTCGTGCGACAAGAAATGTCGCACAACCCGACACCGAATGTCGTGCTTTCACTTTTGAAGCACGGCATTCGGTTTTTTATTGCACTTGAAACAAAGAGCAAGGCCGATGCCAGAACCCAGGAGGCATCACTTCACATGTATTATCGAGAACTGAATGGAATGGAACAGCGGCTTGTCGCGGTCATGAGGAAAATCAATTTTGGCCGTCTGGAAAACCTTGTTATTGAGGACGGTCATGCAAAGACTACCGCGACAAGCAGGAAAATCAGCACCGCAAACTTTGAACGCGAGGAAACTCCGCATGCAGCCTCGCGACCGGATGGAGATTTCATTCTGACCGACAAGCATGTCCGTTTCCTGCGGCACCTTCGCAAGGTGGGGAATGGCCGCATCAACTCAATCAGCATCCGCGCAGGACTTCCCGTATCTGCGGAAATTGAGGAGGCCGTTGCATCCATCTGACCGGGCCGATAACCCATCTATCCGTATACAGAAAGAAACAGGTATTTAGCTGACCAACCAACCGAAGAACGGAGGTGGTCGGGAATGCCGCCAGAATAATGGCGCAACCCGACCACCTCCATTTTTTTGACGGCTTCCCGACCGCTCCAAACCCCAAGGAGCAGTCGAAATGACTCAGAATAGCAATCAGTCCGTCCGCAATGCGGAAGCCGCCGAAAACAGCAATCACATCCCGATGTTCGAGGAAGTCTATGCGATGCCCTATATCCGGGAATCCATCGAAAGCGTTCTCGACCAGAACGTCCGGCAGTATCAGATACTAATGGGATACAAGGATGATTTACGTCAAGAAATTCTCATTTACATCAACAACATCCTGCCTTCATTCGATCCGACGAAATCCTCATTCAATACCTTTTTTCGCCGTATTCTTCATTCCGCAATGTGCAACGCGAGAGAGCCATATTTTCGTAAAAAGCATCTGACCTTGACGTATGCGGAGGATGTTGACGCCTATGAAATGACGGATGAGGAGGCGTCCAGTTCTCTCTCAATTGAGAGCCGCCTGGCTTATGAGCGATTGGCCAAAAACGATGTTGAGCAAGGGATGTTTTGCCGTGATGTCCGTGAAACGCTTGAAGCCTGTCCTCCCGAAATCCGGAAATTTGCCCAACTGTTGGCGGAGGGATATACAAGACGTGAGATTGCCGCTCGGATGGGAATGGCGGAATCAACTTTGCGCTGCAAGCACTTACGTATTTTGAGAAAAGTGTTTACGGAGAAATCTTTCAAGAATCTTTGAAAAAGTTCGCGCAAATCCTGAAAAAGTTTGAATATACCCGATGTGAACAAACCATCACAAAAGGCAAAAACAGAATGAAAAAGAAACAACGGATCGCGCTGGATGTCCTCAGGAAGCGCATCGCCGAAAAGTTCGGAGACAAAACCATGACAATTGCAGATGTGACTGCCGTTGCCAGACAGGAACTGAAATACAACGTCTGCCGCATGGCGGCGCTGTTCGAACTGCGCAAAGAGGACTTCCGGCGCTTCCACGACACCGGATTCATGCCGCCGTATTTTGTCGCCGCATTCCGCAGATATTTCAACCTCAAAGAGGAGCTTATCAATGACTGATTTTATCATCAAAGAACCGGCGGACGAATACCACGCCCGCAGTAAAGCCGGAGAATTCATGTCCAGCCATCTGCTGGCGGATTTCCGAGAAAGCCCCGCGCTCTACCGGAAGGAAATCCTCGGAGAAATCACCGAGACAGAATCTCCGGCGTTCGCCATCGGACGGGCGGCACATTGCCTCATTCTTGAGGGACGCGCCGAATTCGACAGCCAGTACCTCGTTGCGGACGGACCGGTGAATCCGAAAACCGGTGAACCGTTCGGCAAGGCGACGAAAGCATATGCCGAATGGCGCACGGCGCAAAGCCGTGAAATTGTTTCCGGCAAGGACTTCAATTTCATTCTGCGCCTGCAGAAGAGCGTGTGGCTTCATCCGGTCGCGTCGGAATTGCTTTCCGACGGCGTGGCGGAGGGAGTGGTCCGGGCGGAATATTGCGGCGTGCCGTGCCAGATCCGCACGGACTGGTTCAGCGTGAAATACGGGCTGGTCGATCTGAAGACCTGCGACTCGCTCAAATGGTTCGAGTCGGACTGCCGCCGCTTCGGATACCTCTTTCAGATGGCGTTTTATCGTGCCGTCATCCGCGAGGCCACCGGGCGGAATGTCCCCGTCCATATCGTCGCCGCGGAAAAGAACGAACCGTTCTCGACCGGCGTATGGAAGCTGACGGACGAGGTTCTCGATCTTGCCGAACTGGTCAACAAGGCCGCTCTCGAACGCTACCGGAACTGCTGCGTCACCGGCGTATGGCCGACCGGATACGAAGATGCCAGAATCATCGACACACTTTAACTGAAAGGATTTTATCACCATGGGAATGCTTGAAAACATTCAGACGGGGCGGGAAAACAAGCCGCCGAGAATCATGATTTACGGGAGCGAAGGCGTGGGCAAATCCACGTTCGGAGCGTCCGCGCCGAACGCCGTCTTCGTCCAGACCGAGGACGGTCTCGGCGAGATCGACTGCAGGAAATTTCCGCTGGCGCGTTCGCTGTCGGAAGTCATGGCGGAACTGGTTGCGCTGCGCGACGAGCCGCACGATTTCCAAACCGTTGTCATCGACAGCGCGGACTGGCTGGAACGGCTGATTTTCGACGAGGTCTGCCGCGAGTTCGGCGTCCGCAATATCGAAAAAGCCGATGGCGGCTACGGCCGCGGATACACCCATGCCCTCACTCACTGGCGCAAGGTCATCGCGCTCCTCAACGAACTGCGCGAGAAACGCGGCATGATGGTGATTCTCGTCGCCCACGCCAAGGTCGAACGGTTCGAAGACCCGGAGAACGCCGCCTACGACCGCTATACCCCGCGTCTTCACAAGCACGCCGCCAGCCTCATCGCCGAATGGGTCGACGCCGTTCTCTTCGCGAACAAGAAGTTCCGTGTGCAGAAAGAGAACGCCGGGTTCAGCGGGGAACGGGCCATCGCGGCCCCTGTCGGCGCGGACGGCGGCGAACGCATCATCCGCACGGTCGGCAGTCCGGCCTGCATCGCCAAAAACCGTTACGGCCTGCCGTCCGAAATTCAGCTCTCGTGGCAGGCATTTATCGACGCCTATCGGAAAATCGAGGAGAATCATCATGAGTAAATGCAAAGCCGTCTGCGAAGTGTTCAGCCGTGTCTGCGGATACTTCCGCCCGGTTTCCAACTGGAACAAGGGGAAGCAGGAGGAGTTCAAGGACCGCAAGGTCTACGAGGTGAAGAAATGTCCGAAAAAATAATCACGGCGCATTATCATCTGACCTGCGACCTCTGCGGACACCGAATCCCGAAGGGAAGCCAGTGCCGGATGGTCCGGGACGACTTCATGCCGTTCCTCGTTTTCTTCGAGCATCTCCGCTGCCCGTCCGCTCCGGCGGTCGCGACCGGCGGAAGTCCCAGGCAACCCCTAATCACAAAACAGCACGCATTTGTGCTGGCATAAAGAAAGGAAACCACCATGTCCACCCTGAATTTCAACGCAAACGAAGTCGAACCGAGCGCCGGATTCGAAGTGATTCCGGCGGGCAAGTACAACGCGGTCATCATTGATTCGGAAATGAAACCGACAAAAAACGGCAACGGTCAGTATCTGGAACTGACTTTCGAAGTAATCGACGGCGAATACAAAGGCCGCAAGGTCTGGAGCCGTCTCAATCTTGACAACCCGAATGCTCAGGCGGTGCAGATTGCCCGGAGCGATCTTTCCGCAATCTGCCGGGCAGTCAACGTTATCCAGCCGCGTGATTCGGTTGAACTGCATAACCTGCCGCTGGTTATTACCGTCCGTTGCCGGAAGAATCCGGAAAACGGTGATATAACCAACGACATTAAAGGTTATGAGCCGCGTGCATCAGCAGCAAAGACGACTCCGCCGCCACAGGCCAACGGCAATTCCAATGCGCCATGGGCAAGGAAGTAATGCGGGAGTTTGAACTTCCATGGCCTCCCAGCGTGAATCATTACTACCGCCATGTCGGCTCGCGCGTGCTGATCAGCCGCGCGGGTCGGCGCTACCGGGAAAATATCCAAGCACGGATGCGGAATGAAAACATTGAGACAGCGTCAGATCCGGTGGAACTCTATATCGAGCTTTACCCGCCGGATCGCCGCAGGCGAGATGTCGATAATTCACTGAAGTGCCTGCTGGATGCTTTTACTCACGGAGGGTTATACGAGGACGACAGCCTGATTCACAAGCTGACCGTAGTCAAACGAGAAGTCATGCCGCCCGACGGGATGGTTTATATAAGGATGAGAAAATTATGCAATGCAGATACCAGAAAATCAGAATAGTCCGCAAGGCTATGAACAGGATTCAGGACAGCTCAGCCCGGAAAATATGTTCATATTTACTGAAAGGCTGGAGCCTTGAAGAAGTGCGTAGACAACTCAATATGCCGTTAATGGCGTTTGAAATGTTCGTCGACGAGATCAAACGGGTATTGTTCGAAAACGGACTTGAAATCAGGGGTGTACTGTGGAGCTGAGACCGTACCAGCAAGAAGCCGTTAGTGCCGTCTATGATCATCTGCGCACCCGCGATGATAATCCATGCGTGGTCTTGCCGACCGGATGTCATGCGAAAGATCACCCGATTCTCATGTATGACGGAAGTATCAGGAAAGTTCAGGACGTTGTCGTTGGCGATGTAATAATGGGAGCCGACTCGACTCCCCGGCATGTGCTTTCACTGGCGCACGGAAAGGAGCCGATGGCACGAATTACGCCGGTCAAGGGCGAACCATTCGTGGTGAATATGAGTCATATTCTGTCACTTGTCAGTACAAACGAAGGAAAAAAGAATTATAGATGTTATCAGAAAGGTGGCGAAATCACAAACATCACCGTCCGTGAATATCTGACAAAATCGAAGTCATGGCGTCATTTACGGAAGCTCTATCGAGTCCCTGTGGAGTTTTCTACCCCGCAAAACCTGCCGGTTCCGCCGCATATTTTGGGCTTGTTGCTTGGCGATGGAACAATGACCAATGCTGTCGGTCTGACCAGCGCCGACGAGGAGCTTGGCGATGAGTTCAGTCTGTATGCAAAAAGTCTCGGCTGTTCGGTTCGTGTTAGTGAAAACGACAGAGAAGTTCCAACATACTATGCAACTGTAAAAAGTGGAGAAAAAAATCCTCTTTTTGAGATGCTATACCAACTCGGGCTGCGTGGACATTGTGCTCATAACAAGTTCATTCCAAAAGAATATCTGACTGCGTCACGTTCGGATCGGCTGCAACTGCTGGCCGGATTGCTTGACAGCGACGGATTCTTCGACGGGCATTGCCTTGATTTTGTGACAAAGTCCTGCGAACTTGCCGGAGACATTGTGTTCCTCGCCCGAAGTCTTGGACTTATGGCGAACTGCCGAGAAAAATATTCTTCTTGTCAAACAGGCGCAGGCGGCTGGTATTACCGGGTCCATATCTCCGGAGATTTGTCGCCGATCCCGTGCCGCAGAAAACGCCATGTATTCAATGTCCGGCAACAAAAGAAAAATGTTCTCCGAACCGGCTTCTCTGTGGAAGTTTTACCGGAGGATGATTTCTACGGTTTTGAACTGGATGGCGATCATTTGTATGTGGACGGAAACTTCATTGTCCATCACAACACCGGCAAGAGCATCGTGCTGGCACAGATCGCAACCGACGCTGTTTCAAACTGGTCTGGCCGGGTGTTGATCCTGGCACACGTTAAGGAACTTTTGGAGCAGAACGCCGATAAAATCCGTAAGCTCTGTCCGGAACTGGATGTCGGGGTATATTCTGCCGGGCTGAACTCACGCGACACCAGCCATGCCGTTATTGTCGCCGGTATCCAGTCTGTCTACAATAAGGCCTGTGATCTCGGTTCATTTGACCTGATCGTAATCGATGAGGCGCATCTGATTCAGCCGGACGGAGACGGGATGTACCGGACTTTTCTTGCAGATATGCAAATAATCAATCCAAATGTCCGGCTGATCGGGTTGACCGCAACGCCGTTCCGGCTTAAGGGCGGGCTAATCTGCAAGCCGGAAAATCTCCTGAATGACATCTGCTATGAAGCCGGACTGAAAGAGATGATCCAGCAGGGATATCTTTCGCCGTTGACTTCCAAGGCTGGCAGAGTTCAGGCGAAACTGGATAATCTGCATATTCGCGGCGGCGAGTTTATCAATTCGGAAATCGAAGAAGCGATGGACAATGACGAACTGGTAAACTCCGCCTGCCGTGAAATCGTTGAGCTGACCAAAGACCGGCAGAGTGTACTGATTTTTACTTCCAGCGTGGAACATTGCGAGCATGTCGCAGCAAAAATCAGACATTGGAGCGGACAGGAATGCGCAATCGTTACCGGTTCAACTCCGGCTGGCGAACGTGCTGAAATCATCGCTCGCTTCAAAGGCGAAAAGGTTGCTGATGACTTCTTT